TTTCCAAGTGATGAATCAGGATAACAATTTACAGTCAAACTGTCTTTTGCCAAGCTTAAAACTCCGCAATTAGTAGGATATGCACTATTATCCATATGCCGAATCAGAGGAACTATAACTCCTGCTCCGTCTTGGTTTACATTTTTGTAAGGCAGCGTAAAAGTAAAGTGCGTTTGGTCGCTTAACCCTGATATTTCAAAATTAACAAAAACCAAATTTCCAACTCGCTTATACAAAACATGCTTAGTCGGCGTAGAGTAGAAACCCCCGATTGATGTTGATACACCATAATCTGTCAAAGCAACTTTATATATATCACCTGTAGCCGTTATATTTCCTGCAAAATCAGCACCACCGGAATTTAACAGTTTATTCTTTGCTGTTGAGCCGTCATCAGTATATTGTATCAAATCGCCAGCAAAAGTATGTGTATCATCTCCGGCATCATATTTATAAGCAGCAGAGCCATCATCTGCGGTTATTTGAAAGTCATAATTTCGACTTCCACTATTGAACTCTATTCCAGTAGATGTTAATAGAACTCTTGAATAGGCACTACCCTCAGATAAAGAAAGTTCAGACGAAGGGGCATCGGCATAAATAAAATTAATTCCTCCTGCACCATGGATATTGAAAATATCTCCTGTAATATCATAATTTAACCCTCCGGTTGCGAGTATTGCACCACCGTTCCATTTTAAATTAGAAGTAGTCTCAAATTTTTTATTAGTATCATTCCAATAAGCAATTCCCATATCCGTTGGAGCATCTTCCCTTGTGGCAACTGCTTGGGTATCATTTGTTATAACTTGAACCCCTGCTGTTGCAGTTTCGCCGGAAGTATCTCCGGTTATTGTTTCGGTATTAGCGAATGCTATCCCTGCATAACACTTGACTTTAAACTCGGTTCCACTATCGGCATATATATAGCCAATAGCCCCAGATGTTCCACCAACTATTTTTTCATGTAATGTAAATGCACCGGAAGCGGCAGTATAAGGAAGGGTTACATAATAAATTCCGATTCTAAAATCATCCAATGTTTCGCTAAATACAAACCGATACGGGTCTAATGTTCCTCTATCTATATCCCAACCAGAAAAAGTTTTAACTACTCCTGCACCTGTTTCACCAAAATTCATTATACCTAAGTTATCTTTAATATAAATATCTTCTACATTTTCTATTATTTCAGAACCATTGACAACTAAATTACCAGAAATTGTAACATTGTCTGAAAATAAATGCTCATTACTCCAAGTAATTAATCCTGTAGATGGTTTTAATTCCATTACATTATGCCAGTCAGTATATGATGTCAAAGCTTTTCTTCTAAAAATAAAAGAATCAGTACCCCAATAAAAACCTGCTAAATTTGTACCACTATAAGCTTGCCCAAAATTCATCGACTTAGTGTAACCATTTATATCTAAAATGGGATTTTGATTTGCATAAATAGCAAAATATCCATAAGGCCAATTTTGACCAGTAGCAGACATTGAATATAATTTAAAAGCTTGAGCCGCACCAACCAGACCCGTACCTATACCATTTACCCCCTTAGCACAAACAGAACCAGCGGTATAATCTGTATCAAATTCCAATACACTATATTTGCTTCTATTAGGATAAGCAGTAGCTTCGGATATAAAAGGTAGCCACTGCCATAATGTAGCTAATCCAGAACCTGAAATGCTATCACCATTTACAGATTTAAATTGAACAGCAGAAGAGGTGCTTAAGTTTTGATCTATATCACAAGCGACCGTTGCTGTTAATGCTGCTGAAATACTTGTTGCAGCACTTATAGTAGTAACTGCCCTTATGGTAGTTGCGGCAGAAACATTTAAATCAGCAGTTATGGAAATATCCCCCTCAGTTAAAAATGTTTTAGATGTTGCCCCGCCAGCAATAGAGAAACCAACTAAATTTTCTGTTAATGATAAAGCGTTTATTGTATTAAAAGTTACATCGGAAGCAGTACTCAAATTTTGGTCTATATCGCAAGCCGCTGTTACTGTTATATTAGCCAAACCCCGTTCTATTCTAAAAGCATCAGCACCAACATTAATGCAAGAAACTCTGTCAAATACAAATCCATCACCTGTAGCATTAGAAATACAAATACTATTCGGGCTAACCGGCATTGGTATTCCTAATGAAGCTGCAATAATAGCGTCTGAAATTGCATTACTGGTCATTAATTCATCATTAGCCGGAGAACTAATTGCACTATTAGTTATACTATTTATTAAATAGCCATCTAATGTTAAACTTGTTACAATATTAATCTTATCACAAAGCATATCCCCAATTAATAATAAATCTCCGCCAACTTCAAGCCCTGCTGCCAATTCTAAACTATTTAAAATAACATCCCCTGTCGGGATAAAATTTCCTTGTATTTTAGAATTTCCCTCTACTGATAAAGTTTGCATACTTGTATTAGGAAAAGAAATATAACCTCCGAGACCATCAGATGAACCTGAAAAAATAAACTTTTGAAAAAAATCTACTGAACAATTGTCTATATTTAAATATTTAGTCGCAGTTTTTTGCAGTTTGAAAGTATTAGTCGTTTCGTTTAGAAAGATTGTGGATTCTTTTATTTTATCATTTACTAAATCAGCAATAAATATTGCGTTTTGATTTATAAAAGCAGAAGGAGTTTTGTCGATTGATAAAAAAGTCTGATTAGCAATAGAAGTTGCTAAAGCTGTATCAACAGCCTTTAATCCTGTAATAGCTGCCTGAACGGTATTATATCCGTCAGTAGCTCCAATAGCAGCCGCTCCGGTATTAGCATTTAATTCAGATTGTTTATAATATCTTCCGTCTAATGGGCCGGCTACACTTCCGGAAGGATCGAGAACCGATTTTTTATAATACCGTTCGTCAAGAACGCCATTTGTCAACAATTCTGTTTCAGTATAATATCTTCCGTCATGGTCTGAACTTGTTTTATGTGCCAATATATCAGCTTCATTTACTATAGCCAAAGCCATAATTTCAGCTAAAGCAGCTTCAACATTAGTAGCGGTTATTATAGTTGCTGAATCTTCTATCCCGATTTGACTTGCACCTTTTCCGGATGAAGTTAAAAGTAATTCAGCTATTAATCCATCTACTGTGGAGACATATTCTTGAAAAGATGCTTCAACATCTGTGCCTGTAAAAGTATGAGGGGGAGTATAACTTCCTGTATAAGTCGCTGGACTAAATGCCATGATAGCCCTCCGTTTTTTCCGATTTTATTATAAATTCATTAAATTGTAACGGGCCCAATATTGACGTTTCTTCTATTTTTATATTCATTTTCCTGCCGTATGCTTCAATAAGTTCTAATGTTGCATAATCCGGGGTAGGATAACCAGCAACAAAAGGTACAGGAATGGGAACGATTGCTCCGGAATAAAGAGGATCTTCTAAGGCAGTTTCATAATTTCCTACTTTAGCGGCCATTTGGTCTACCATAACAGTTGCTCCGAAAGTTCCGCCGGCGGTTGGAGATTCAGAAAATACTATCTGAACCATATTTACGTTATGATAAGTATTATCAATTTTTATTTGATTTGTTTCCCAAACCATTGCTATTGTATTCGCCGCACCATCCCAATCATAACCAGTCCAAAATTCACAAAATTTTGAATCTCTACAGCAAATCATTTCTGGGAAAAATTCTATTTCACCTTTAAAAATACTTGTTATTCCGCTACCGGTAATTGTAAACCAACTATTATTATTTAAATCGAAAACAAAAATTTCATCTTCTATTAAGAATAATATCCAATTATAAGTATTAAAATATACCATTTTTTGAACGCCTAATCCCCAAGCATGAACATCTATCTTTGCTTTGATTTTATCTCTTATAGATGACGATATAGACGAAGTTTCTAAATCTCTTATCCCTGTTGATTGATTTACCCCTTTTAAAAATCCATAATTATCAATAAAATATATAGTATTGCCAACTCTTTCAGCAAGTCTGGATTTTCCTAACCCAACATTTGAAATAATATCAGCTACCGCAAAATCAGAAGAAGCTCCCGAAGTTGTTGAACCTGAACAAATAACTATGCTGTTTTTAAAGAAAACAACAAGAAATTCGCCATAAGGAATTATACTTAAAATTTCCTCTCCGGATGGTAGAATATAACTAAAATCAAAAAATCCTGCGTCTGTTGCTGCACTTCCGGCGATATTCCAACCCTCAGGATTTTGATAATCACTATGATACAACATCATTCTATTATTTAAATCTAAAGCCCACATTCGTCCTGCATAAACTGCCATTCTCCAAAATGTAGCCGGATGATTATATTCCAAATTGTAAGATAATACCAATTCATTTGGATTCAATGATACAGTTTCATTAACTTTGGTTTCAGCAGTGGGAGTACCTCCGGAAAAAATAGTAAAATAATCATTAACTCCGGTTCCATCGTTTACTGCCCCAACTACAAAAGTAGCATTATTGCCAGCATTAGCGAATCCAGTAGTTGTGATTTCATCACCGGCCCTTAATCCATTTTTATAAAATCGAGGTGCTAATCCAACTCCTGTATGCCTAATTCTCCATACTGTAGCTACCTGTATAACTTCAAATTCTGTTGTAGAGTCTCCATATATTCTGCCCCATGAAAGCCTTGCCACGCCAGCTATAGAATCACAAATATATAAAGCATCATTCATTTGTGCAAAAAAAGGACTTGCACAAGCTCCATAATCAGTAGATCCTTGAGGAATAAAAATTGTCGGAATACTACCACGAAGAGTTTTAATACTTGTTGCGGCAACTACCATATCCGAATGAGCCGCAGTTACAAAAGGAACTCCATCGATAACTGATAAAGCATCAGCTAACATTCTTTCTATTCCGTTTACCTTTTTCCATCCCCCTTCTTGCGAAATATAGCAATTCTGCATAGTTTTAAGTTGTTCTAAAGAATAAAAGGCTTTTCCTTCGCCACGCTGAAAAGTATTATCTCTAAGACTCATTTCTTGAATTTTACCCATTACCAAACACCTAACCCTTTAAACTTATTACTTGCCTGATTTCTTATCTGTACTTGACGACTTAGAGCATTTTTAAAATTCATATAAGCAGTACCAAAATCTTCTTTTTTAAATTCTTTCATTTTCCATATCCCGCCGGCTATACATATATTAGGAAGAACACATTTTTTTGCACCGTCAGCACTTGTATAATTTGGAATGTCTTCTATTATTTTATAATTCAGTATAAAATTTTCAGAAGGTTCAGCGTTTAACCTTATAACCGCAAAATTTCCAATCCTTGAATCTAAAACCCAATCATTATATAAACTATCATATTCAGTTTTTAAATACTCTATAGTCTTAACAGCCCCGCAATTTGGGGGTATAAATGGATAAACCGTTCTATCGGTTGTCATATTTATTTGACCATAAACAACAAATTCATCGAATGGATAAGTATTTTTTATCTCATCCGCTAATAATCTATTCAGATAATTTAAAACTAATTTTGCTCGTGGGTCGGCAAGACTTGCACTTTGTGAAGAAGATACTGCTTCTTGAATATTATTTATAACTTCTAAAACGGTTAAAGAATTAGCATCATTTTTAGTCTTAGAAGAAATCAAAAAATTTGAATCTGAAACAGAATCGAGATAAACTAAATTTTCAAATATGGCTCCGTCAGGGGCAGGCACCCCGGAAGTACCGGAGTAAACCCCTGCGGCTCCTTCTGATAAACTTATAGCAGTAACATCGTCTATATCTGTATACCAAGAACCACCTGAACCTGCGTACTTTCCATTAGTAACATTTTTAACTACACCTTTCAAAGTGCTTCCCGGTATTGTATATCGATATTCAATGCTATAATTAGCCATCGTAAGACTCCTTATCATCTTCTTTTCGAGAATTAAAAGCAACTATTTCTTCCGGAGTTTTCCAATATGGTCCGGTAGAAGTCCATTTGTAAGACTGAGGTTCTTCATAAAATTTAACATCACCATTTTCTTTATTAGGGTCCATTGTTATTTTTTTTGCTTTTGTATCTTTTAATACTTCCATAAATCCTTCATCTAAAAAAACTTCTCTACCCCATGCAATCTTTAAAATTTTCCCACTGTTTCCTAAAAGAGCATTCTCAAAATCGTCACCCGGAGCTGCCGGCATTATGACGACCTTCCAAACTTTTTTATATCCGGCTTTTATTTTCCTTTTTGCAAAAATGGCACGGGCAAGAATCATTTCTTTAGAATCTTGAACCGCTAAATTTTTTTCAACCTTACGCTCCATTTTCTTTTGAGCTTGAAAGTCTTCCTCCATACTATCTATAATAGATTTAATCTTTTCGGCTTCTTCGTTTTCCATTTGTAAAGAAGAAGACTTTGCCTGTTCTATTAAATCTTTCCCTAATTTATCTAAATCATTTAAATTTTTTGCCATAACGTTCCTCCGTTTTAAATAAGGAGTCGGGAGTTACCCGACCCCTTTTTAGTTTTTACCTCGCTATATATATTATATCGTCTGAGGCATTATTTATATCAGTATCAGTTCCAATCGTAAACCCTTCTGGTTTAGCGTATTCGTCTCGATACTCATAAGTTAATGATGCTGATTCATCAGCAATCGTTTCTTCTACGTCAACCCAAGAGCCGGCAGTAGAGGCAACATTAACCGTATAATCTCCACTATTAGCCGATGCAGTTCCTGTATTTGTACCATCATCTGCATATAAAGTGAATATATCACCCGGTTTTAAAGTCTTTGGAAAGTTGTTGCCAGAGTCTGCTATCCTTTTAGTTGAAGCGGTAAAGCTTACTGTAGCTGCTGAAAAATAACCTTTGTCTCCGCCGTCATAAGGACTTATTCCGCCAGTTGTTACTGTTTCAACAACGCCAGTCGCTGCAACTATTGCCGATGGCAAAGAACTTGGTACTGATTCGTAATTAACAGAAACACAATCACTGCCCGGTGTTAAATCATCAGTATTTGCAGTCCAAGAAGCCCCACTATTTGCTCCTATTGTTACATATCCAGCAACTACATGTAAAGCTGTTGGAGATGTAGCTTTAGCGGCGGCTAATGCAGCGGCAGCACTTGTATAAACTTGATCTGATAATCCGCCAGCGGGGATGATAGATGGCGTACCTGCTGTTGGGAATTGAACTAACCATGAACCAAAAAATAATCCAGCCGCTCCCGCAGTATTAATAGTGTCTGCCGCATCAAAAGCCTGTGATGCATCTGCGGCTATTTCTGAAGGCACGCCTAAAAAACTAAGTTCACATTTTGATGTGGCTATAGTTGTTGCCGATGAGCCTATTGTTATAGTACATGGATTTATAACTCCATTAGCTCCTAACCAAGTTAAAAGAGCATTAAATGCTGAAACTAATCCATTCACAGCACTCGGAATTTTTAATGCAGGGGCAGGTGCATAAGTAGCTGATGCAGAATCTCCATCGTACATGGCACTTGCATATTCAACCAAACAATTTGTAGTCTGATTAAATAATGTAACCGAACTCGGTTTAAAACCGATAGGAACATTAATTGCACTTGCAGAGCCTGTTACTTTCCCTACAATCTGATTTCTTTTAATATTATCTGTTTCTCTCACAATATTACCTCCTTATTTCGTTTTGTCAGTACAAGCGGTTTCATATCTACAAATACCAGCCTGTCTTAATATTTTTGAACAACAAAGAGCTTTCCAACCCATGAAAACATTTAAGTTTAAAGGGTCTCCCGAATCGCCTTCTGTTCCAAATCCTGTGAATACAACTTCTATGCCGTCTTCACCGCCAAAGTCTAAAACGCCTAATGAGAAAGCACCCATTATAATAGTCGGATGAATTTCGGCATTATCTGATGTACCAACCGCAACTCTCTGTTTTGCAACCGCAGCACCAGTGGCTCCAATTTTAACACCGTCTTTATAAGGTTCAAGCAGTGTATGTTCGCAGAAACGAATATCAGCTACAGAGCCAAATTCTCCCGGATAAGTTCCGCCATTTGCACCATAAGTTGCTACCCCCTCAAATCCTGTTAACGCTTTAATATCATGCGGGATATGGACTGTTGTCAGTCCAATATAAGATGGGAAGATACTAACTGTTTCCTGATTAGTAGTTGAACTTATGTAAGTAGAAATTTTGTCAATTAAATTTTCCTTAAAATTAACGACAATTTGTTCTAAATCTAAAAGCTGTGGAACCTTAGCAATTAGAATTCTTGTTGCAACTGCTCCAGCTAAGTATCTATTCCCACCTGCCAATAAAGTACCCAATGTATCTAATTCAAAAGTCCAAGGAGCTTGCCTTTCAAATACTAACATTGTAGCTGAAACTAAGCTTGTTGTGGAAGTTCTTATTACTCTTTTAGTATAAGATTTTGTTGCTCCAAACTGTTTCGGATTAGCCTGAATATGATAAACATTTAATGAACCCGGAGTCGGATTTACGCCATCAGCTAATGGAGTAGTTAATGGAGCATCATCTAATAATCCAGTCCACATATACAAATTAGTTGAATTTGCCTCAAAAGTCGCATGAACACCAAATAAATTGGTTAAGACTGTATGACTTCCGCCTACAATTAAATCGTGATTTACTTGTGCGGTTTCAAAATCAGTCCAATTGTCTAAAGTTGTTACAATATCACTTGCACCCATGTTTTTTTCCTCTCTTTTTTAATATTTAAAATTTTCCACCGGCTAATAAATACGACATTAATTCTTTTCGTGTGTAAGCTTTAGGATTATTCCTATCAAACTTTTTAATTGGTTGAGTTGGAGTTCTATGTACTCCACCCGAAAAAGATTTAACGGCATTTTCCGGAGATTTTACTGGAATCTTTGACTGTTTAAAACTATCAATAAGACTCCCCATTACAATAGGATTCCAAGAATGTTCAAAGGTATCTTTTGCATTAACCTTAATTAAATACTCTGTCAATTCAGGACTTATTTTTAAAGTATTTGGGTCTATTAAAGTATCAATATCAGAATGTTTTTCTAATAATAAGCCTCTAATTTCTCCGTAAAGATTCTTACTTTTAAAATCGCTTACTGTTTTTTTAAGAGTTTTAATTTCGGCCTGAATTTCATCAACTTGAATTGACGGCCCATTATTCGGGGAATCGCCAGAAGTAGATTTTTTTTCTTCCTCAATTTGTTTCTTTAACTCTGCAAGCTCCTGATTTTTTTTTGTTAATGCAGCCTGAGTATCTTCAAATCTTTTCTTGTAATCTATAACTGGCGTATTTTCTACGCCGCCTAAATTACCATTTGTTTCTTCGGTTGACATGGTTTCCTTTACCTCCTATGTGGTTTTACATACTGTTTTTCTGGAACAGTATTTTTTAATATTTCTTGCTTTTTTATTTCAGCCGTTTCCTTCTTAACTCTTTCAAAATTAGCCTCTAATTTTTCAAAATTAAGAATAAATCCCAAAACATCATAGGCACCTTGAGCCTTGTATAATTCTTCATTTTTTAATTTTGTGCATCCTATTAATGCACGCTGCATTTCGTATACTAAAATTTTTTTATAATTTTGAAAATCCTTGTTTGCCTCCAATTTTTTAAAATTAGGGCATGGTAAAAGTTGACGTGGTTTATCCATTTATTCCTCCAAGTTGTTGATTTATAAAAGCATCTAAATAAGGGGTAAAGACTTCATTAGGAGGCAAGCCTCTATTCTTTTCAGATTCCTTTCTTATGTTTTTCTGAGCCGCTTCCGCTACTGCCGCAATTCTTGCCGGGTCAGGTTTTATATTCAATTCTTGCTCTATATGTTGAATTTGTTCAAGTGGAGTTAAAGCACTATGAACATCTAACCATTTCTGATCTTTATACATTTTAAAATTAGCAAGCCTTTTTGCCTGTTCCATTTCAATTTGGAACTGCTTCAATTGTTCTTGTGCAATAGCTGTTTCTTCCGGAGTATTTAATATATCTCCTAAATTACTTAACATACCAATCTTTCTTAATATCTTCATGTGATTAACCAAAGTTGCTCCATCAGGAAAATTATTAACTAAATTTAAAAACTGAATTAAACTTTCCTTATCCTCTGCATCTTTGATATAGCTTTCTACCGCCAACCCTCTGGCCTGTATCGGCATATCAAGCAATGAGCCATATTCTTTATAAAGCCGTTCGCCATGTTTTTCTATTATTATAGAATAAAAAATTTCAGCAATCGGCTCTAATAAATAATTATCAAGATTTTTCATTTCTAATGCTTTAACTAAATTAGTTTGCCGTAAAAGCATAGCCGTTCCTTGTGCCGGAAATCTTGAGCCTTGAGCTTCGCCTATATCGCTTTTAGATGTACTTGTAACCCTATCGCCTAATCGTATAAAAGCATCGGCATCCTGCATTAATGTTTGACCCTGAAAATTATGGGAAACTGGATAAATAATTTCATTAGCCTTTGCATCGTCTTTTGCAAAAAAAGTTTTTCCGGGCCACATTTCTAAGTCCATATCTTCGTACCAATGCAATTTGTCAGCATTCATAACATAAGAAGGTGTTGAAGCTATATAAGTTCCGTCTATTAGCAATCTAAGCAAAGAGTTAAGAGTAGATTGAGAGCCTCTATTAATTTCTGCATTTCCTGAGCCCATTGGCCCATTAATTGGTAATTGACAAGGGCAAGATAGAAAAGGTCTTCTTCCTGTTTTATTCAATGTTATACCTAACATAACCCCTTCCGTTTCTTCGGGTATAGCTATATGACACATTACGGCTATTTGGTCGTAATCATCTTTACCTTTTATAGCCTCTTTTAATTCATCGGATAAATACTTTTCATCTTGTTTCAATGTTTCGACTAATATATATCTCCAACATTCCGTCAGAAAAACTCTTTTGCTTTTTTCTTTTTGTGAAATTGATGTTTTTTTCTTTAAATTTTGCATACCATTTTTAAAAGTAGGTTCTTCCGATATATTTTTTAAAATATATTCAACAGATTCTTTATGCCAATTAAATTCTTTTGACATTCTTTTAAAATCAATAGGAAGAACTTCCGGCATTTCGTGAAATTCAGCAATCGCATTTTCTGGCCGGTCAACGTCAACATCTGTTATATAATCCAACATATTTATATACTCAACGCTGGTAACTTCTACATCTTTGTATTTATGTGAAAATTTTTTAAAATTCCCGTCTTTATCTTTTTTAATTTCCCTGTCAGGTTCGCTTACTGTAATATTTACGGGAGCTTTCATTACTCCATTTCCCAAAACTTCTTGTTGCAACATAGTCTTAGCACATTTCATGTCAAAACGTGATTTAGACAATTCTTCTTGAACTAATCTTTTGACTTCGTCTAAAAATCTTTGAGTTTTTTCTTTATCAGCCTTTTTTTTATCTGTAATTTCATATCGTATTGGAAATGAATTTCCACTAAATAAAGAATTAATTTTTTTCGCTAATCCTATAGTTACGTAACTTCGGGTTAAAGGCATAAAAACTTTTGAAAAATGTCCTTGACCTTCTTTTGCTCTACCTATATTATTAGTCCTATATTTCATTTCATAATCTAAAAGAAGTTCTTCCCAAAGTGCACTATATTTTGTATCCCATGCATCTAAATATTCTTTCCTTAAATCTAAAGTATCTTTAACCGTACTGGAATAATAATCAATACTTGGCATTTTTGTACTTTGTTTATCTCCTGATATTACTTTCATAAAAACCTCTTAATGTCCCGCAGTTTGGTCTAAAACCCTACGAGTTTGTTTAGGGAATCTTCTAACTTTATTAATCGAATTATCTATAATATAAGAACTTAAATCATCTTCGGCAAAAGCCATAATAATAGAATCTGCTCTATCTGTAGCCTTACCTCTATTCCTATTTTTTATAGCTTTTTTATCTTCTATTAAAATTAAATTATTCTTATTCGGAACCGAACGAGGCAAGCAAAATTCATCTATTACTTCTTGCCTTTCTTCTATATTATTCACTCTTATATCCCAAAGTTTATTAGCTAAACTATGTTGAGCGTTACCCCATAATTCAGCTCTTTTATTGTAATACTTAATTTTATTCTTTGGTCCGGAACCAGCCATTACGCCAATAACAAAACAAATATGTTTTAACCGATAATCCAACATTTCCCAAAGGCCATGCCCTTTGCCATTATTATCAATAAAAATTGCCACAACATTATTTTCTTTTACTATCTGAACGATCTCATCTACCATTAAATGAGTCCTCTTAAATCTTTTCTTTGACCATGCAATTCTGTGATCAATCCTTAAAGTAATAAAAGAAGGGTCGCCCCCTCCTGTCGTGCTACTTCCTACATCTATACCTAAAGCCTTTTCTTTTGGCTTAGTAACAACATAATCCTCTCTATTTATACAATCCTCAACGTCTATACGAGGAATAAATTGCTCTCCTGAATGTTCCGGAAATTCTCCAAGAACATCCATTTTATAGTCATCTGAATCTATTCCATAAGTTTTAATTGTTTCAGCAATAAATGTCCGTGGAACTTCCGGAATTAATTCGGCATTAAAAGTCCACCTTTTCCAAGGAATCAAATTAATCCCAAATTTTTCTTTTATCATTAAATCAACAGCATCATCTAATCCATTATCATCAAAAATTTTTCTAAAACTATTATTAATCTCAGCCGGATTACTTATTAAAATTCTAATAGTAAGAAAAGAACCAGTCGTTCCCATTAAGGCTGAATAAATCTTTTCTTCTAATCCTATTGCTTCATCTACTAAAACTAAAACTACATTAGCGTGCTTTCCTTGCATAGATTCTTTTTTAGTTGAAGTTCTTTTTGTGATTCTCCATGCTTCCGAATGAATCATTTTAAACATTTCTTTTTGATATTCAAACAAAGAACCTAATTCAGGGAAATTTTTTAAAGCATTCATAAACCATAAATGAATCTCAGGCCATAAACAATCTTTCATCTGATTGTCTGATGGTGCCGTAGCAACACCTTTGCAATTCGTATAACAAAGTAAAGTATGAGATGCTATTCCAGCACATAAAGCAGTCTTATGACCATTCTTACATGATTTAATAGCTACCCTAACCAATTTAGCTTCCGGAACTTTTTGCGTAAAATCAATATCTTTACATTGCTCGTCTAAGTACTCTAAAACTTCTAATTGGTGAGCGTATGGCTCCATATTTAAAACTTCTCTAAAAAATAAAGGGCGATTATTTCTATATCTCTCCTGAAATTTTTTGAGAAATTTAATTAAATAATCCATGCTCCAATTTGTCATAGCTTATTTATACTCTGCTGTTTATCAAGATTCGATTCTTTAGGAGCTTTGCCATTAGCTAATATAAAAAGTTTTTGTTCTTCTCTTTCAGATTTTTGCAATTCAAGAAACATTTCATTTATCATCTTCATAGCATCTAATCTTTCCTTTAATTTAAAAACATAAAGACCCTTTTCTTTTTTATCTCTTATCTCAATCAAAGAATCAATACATTTTAAATATTCAGCCCTAAGTTTTTTTAATTCCTTAGGCGGAGTTCTTGTTTGATTATCCATTAATGACACATTTTGCCCCCTAAAATAGGTAATTTTTACCCACCTACATTATTATTATAGTTTAGAAACTAATAAAAGTCAAGATTTTGGGTAAAAAAAAAGACGTATTTTTAAATACGTCTAAAAAATGGGGAAATAATGAAAAAATTAAACTGAAATAAAAACTATTACTTTTTTGCGTTTTTTAATATTCTTTTTGCTTCTCCTAATTTTCTTTCCTTTTCTGCCGATAAATCCACAACTTTTGGATATTCTGGTTTTTGATCTTCCGGAGAAGTTCCAACTTCTTCAACTGGTAACTGATACTGTTTTTTCTTCATTTCTTCTTCTTCGGCTTTATCAAGAGCCTTAGAGATTTCTTTTGAAGCTTTGCTAAAATTAGCTTTTTCTTCTGCCTCTTTTTTAATCTGTGCCGCAACAACTGCATTTTCTTTAGCGATTGCATCTTCATATTTAGCAATAGCGTCATCTAATATTTGATGATTAACTTCTCCGTCTTTGGTTACTTCTTTCAGAGCTTTAAAAGCTTGAATCTTTACTTCACCAACAGGAATTATCATTTTTTGAGGAAGTGCATACCTTCTCTGAACCGCTACCAATGTTGCGGCAGTTACATGATTAAACTCTGCCATTTCTCTTAATACAGTTACCGCTTGAATAGTGGCAGTTTCTAACTTCTTTGTTAATATCAATAAAGCATCAAACTTATCATGTGCCTTATTTAATTTTTCCTCTAATTCTCTAATTTTGTGTTTGTCAGACATAGTAAATTCTCCTTACTTATTAATTTTGTTAAAATATATAAAATCTGTAAACTGAAAATAAAAACGGCTGTATATGAAGAAAGCCCAAAAAATTTTGATACTTCCTTTAATAGCTCGTCTTGCTTTTCAGTCAAGCTGATTCCTACTTGATGTTTTTTTGTTTTAAAAAATTTTCCGTTTGGCATATAATCTCCTTGAAATCTTACCAATGCCCTCGACTAAGCACTATCAAGGGCATTATAAAACTTCAAATCCAGCCGGAGCGTCAGGCTTAATCTTAGCACTCCGGCAGGGTGTACTTTACTAAGTACTAAAAGCTTATTCAAACATCTATAACGCTTCCGTAACATTTTAACCAAATTTTTAAAGCCTGAAAAATAAAAATGATTATGTTACTTTTTAAAATTTTAAGCCGTTTCTTTCTACGTTCAACTTGACTAAGAAAACAATCAAAACCATAACTAAAATAATTTAATTCTGAGAAAATATAAACTAAGTATGCCAAACAAAATACTTTACTATAATTTCTTTCAAAATTAGAATAATACAATTATTTATCCTTTATCCCCACAAAAAATTTTGAAGGAAAAGTCTTTCTCTAAACCAGTATTCTTCTTTTGTATGTCTTTTATTTTCTTTATACTCTAAAATTTTCATCTGAGGCTTTATATTACCCATTGGGGCTATTATGCAACTACCAAACAAAAGCATATTAGTTTCATATTCTTGATATTTGTTTACCATTAAATCAGTAATCTTTGTAATCTTTTTTTCTCGGCATGATAAATTTTCTTTTATATAACAGTCTAAGCAATCACTCATTTTAAATACTTCCTCACGTTCTCATGCGGTTTAAATTCTGGCATAATAAATCTAAAATTATTAATGTCATTCCCCTTAATAGTACTTTCTATTAGAGAAAATAAAACATCTTCCTCTTTCATATTATGCTTTTTACTAAAATTTTTTATACACTCAGGTGAATAAAAGCCAAGAAAATCTTTCATTAGCACGGCACCATCTCATATCCAAAATTATTATTTACTTTAGGATTTCTATATTCAAAAAGTTCTTTTAAAAGGAATCCTATATACGATGATTTTTTCTCTAAGTTTGAGCTTGTGCCTTCTAAATTTGATAAAAATAAATGTCCAAATTCATGCCCTATAGAAGCCTTTATATAATTTTTACAATCCTCGTTAAATTCGTCATATTGATTATACACATCTTCATATATAATCAAAGTTGCATGAAGAGTTAATGTATGAAAAAATATAGAAAAATCCCCGCCGCAATCATTGGTCTCCGCATTCCTAAAATCAAAATCCAATAGCTTAAATTCCGGCACATCTTTAAACATATCCTTAGCAACTTTTTTAATATAATTATCTATTTCAGATTTTAATTGCTCTTTTTTTTCAGCTTCTGTTTCGTTTATTTTTACCATTTAAACTCCTAAGATTTAAATAATTATTGCGGAGGTCGGAATCGAACCAACACATACAAGTTTATGAGGCTTGCGAGCTACCATTGCTCTACTCCGCATTTTTTAAAAAAGGTGCGGCGGGAGTTTAACCCGCAGTTGCCGGACCGCTACCAATGTTTTGTTTCCGGCTTTTCCCATGCTCACGGCAAGTTCGGTATTTCTATTAACTTTCATAGTTCAACAAACTCTACGCACCCATAAACATTTTAATTCTATCAC